CTTCGCCGGAATCTCGGAATTGGCGGCCAAATTACCGGTTCGCTTCTCCACCTTCGTCTCGCTCTTCGTTTCCACTGTCGTCGCCTCCGCGCCGAGATCCTCGGCGGGATGTTCGACCGCCTTGTCTACCTGTTGATCCATGTCCTTGTTCTCCGGCTGGTGGGCGGCCTGCGCCCGATGAAAGAGACGGCAAGGCGATGCACCCTGCCTGTGGCGGAAACTCGCGCCGCCGTCGGCACCGACCGGCACCGCCGACAGCTCCAGCGGCTGCCAGTCGATCGCTCGCCACACCGGCACGGTGCCGTCCTCGTCGATGACCTCGTAGGCGCGCACCGTGTAGCCGACCGAGACGTTGCGGATGATCCCGGTGCGCACGTCCCGCCAGATCGGTTCGACGTCGTCGCGCTCCGAGAACCGGACCACGGCGCGTCCTTCGAACGCGTCCCCGCTTTTGGCGATCCATGCCCGCTCGACGACGCCGATGACGTCGTCGAGGTCGAAGGCGCCGTGGGTGTTGAGGAGCGGTGCGCCGTTGCCGAGGCGGGAGAGGTCGACGTGCGCCGGATCCAGCGACAGCACCTCGTCGTAGCGCTTGCCGGTCCACAGATCCCGCCGCCTGACCGCCGCCCCCGTCGACCACACCACCTCGACGGTGCGCGCCTGGGCCTCAGCCGTCTCCGGCATCAGCGTTACGCCGCGGGTCTGCATCGGGAGATCGAGCGTCTGCCCCTCTGTCGTCGGCGCCTCGATTGCATTGCGCTGCGGAGCTGCGCGTTTACTCATCCTTTTCCTCCATGAGGGGCTTTGCCTGGCCGGTCTTGGTCGCCTTGCGCGGATCGGTGTCGAGAACGATGCCGAGGGTATCGAGCTGGTCGTTGGTCTCGCCGATCTCGGCGAGCACCTGCGCCGGATCGTAGCCCTGGCGGGCGATCGCCTCTTTCAGCGTCATCAGCCCGGCGCGTACCGCCAGGATGTCGGCCTGCACGTCCTTCAACGGATCAACCGCCTCGAACCGCGGCGCCGTCCACTCGGCCTCGATGTCGCCGTCGGGCAAGGCGCCGGTCGCTTGCGCCGTTGTGACGAACCGGTGCCACACCGGCTGGCAGAGACCGGGAACCAAGAGCTGCCACTGCAACGCCTCTATCCGCCTGCGGAATTCGATCAACCCGGCACGGATAGACGAGTAGTTGACCTGGCTGAGGTCCCCGGTGAGCAGCTCGTAGGTCAGCCCGACGCCAGCGGCGATGGCGTGGAGCTGCACCCGCATGTACTCGGCGTAGCCGCCGCTGGCCGACGGAGCCGCAAACTTCACGTCCTTGCCCGGCGCCAGGTATTCGATCATCCCCGGCTCGAAGGCTTCGACGCGATGTCCCTCGGCGTCGGTGGTCGCCGTTCCCAAGGTCTCCTCGTCCTCGGAGCCGGTAACGAAGGCGGCGAAGCAGGCCTCGATCTTCTTGCGCACCAGCTCGGCGTCGTCGTACTCGTCGAGGTCGCGGAGCTTGAGGATCACCGGTGCGAACCACGGCACGCCGCGCACCTGGCCGGGCCTGAGCCTCTCGAACAGGTGCAGCACGCCCTCGGCCGGTACCCGCTTGCTGACCAGCGACACCTTGCGGAACGTCGCCACCTCGCCCGGGTGCACCGGAAAGAGCCAGTAGGCGCGACGGCGCCCGAGCGCGTCGAACTCCACGCCCTGAACGACAAAGCCGCCGCCCGCAAGCTCGCCGGTCTTGCCGGTGTCGAGATGATCCGGCTCCAGCAATTGCAGCTGCAGCGGAACCGGCAAGCCGTCCTCGATGCGCCGTTCCCGGATCCGGATCAGGCATTCGCCGCTCTCGGCCATGGCGCGAACGACGAGCGCCTGCAGACCATAGAAGTCGGTGAGGCCGTCGGCGTCGCAAACCCCCGCAAACCGCGCCCACAGCTTGTCGGCCAAATCACTCATGCCGGTGTCACCGGCGCGGGCCCGCGGCATAATACCGGTGCCGACCAGGTTGCAGACCACCGCCTGCACCGCCTTGGCGGCATAGGGGTTGTTACGCACCAGATCCCGAGAACGATCGCGCAGGCGGGCGATCGCCGGGCCGATCTCGGTATTGGCGCCGGTGCCCGCGGCGACCCAGCCTTCGGTCCGGCGGCCAAGGCGGGCGCCTTCGTAGCTGCGGCGCAGCGCTGCCATGGCGTAACGGTTACGGACACGCCGCAATCCCGCCGCCGGCGAGACATAGCCGACGGCCTGGTCCAGCCAGTTCACGGTTGCTTAGCCTTTCCGGAACGTCGCGAGACTATGCGAAGGCCTGGGCGTTCCCGCCTCCGCCGCCATCTCCCGCTCGATGGTGCGGATCCGGCGCAGGAGATCAGCCTCGGAGCCGTACTCAACGGTTTTCCCGTCATACGAGACCCGCAAGGTTCCCCGCGCATACGCCGCCTTCAGGGCATCCAACTCCGCTTGCGTCCACGCCATTTTCTTGCTCCGATCAGTCCCGTCTCAGCCAGTGCCGTTTCCGCCCGCCGAGCCAGCCGCTCCGCCGCGGTTCGGCCGACCGTGACAACGGCTCGTTTCTTTGTGCGTCCTGGCGCGAAGTCCCTTCCATCCGGTTGTCAGCGCCGGCGCTCCCGGGTTCGACGCCGAGTGCCCGTTCTAGCTCGCGCCACTTGCGTTCGCTCCACCGGTCAATGCCAGCGATCCAGGCGGCGGCGCGGGCATAGACCCGGCAGTCGAGCGCCTCGTTGCGCTCGCGTAGCTTTTGCCATTCGAGCTTGGTAAAGCCGCGACGGGTCTTGACCGTCACCAGTTGTTCGGCGACCAGTTGCTTCACCCACTCGGCGTTGGTGCCACGCGGCAGGTGCACGAAGCCGGCGGGATACGGGACGCCGGCATCGTTCGGCCGACTTACGCCACGCCGCTGGCGCGACGGTTCCGCCTCACCCTCGTCCAGCGGCCGCTGCTGCCGCAGGAACCGGTAGGTCTCGCTCTTGAGCGTGGCGACGGCGACGGTCCACAGACGGGCGCCGCGGCGGATGCGGCGCCCGCCCTCGGTGGCATCCACGTAGGTCGGCCCCGACACCGGCGCCGCCCGGTTGAAGCCCTCGACGCCCTTCACCGGCAAAACCTGCGCCGATCCCTGCCGCCGCGCCCAGGCATAGACCGCCGGCGCCTCGTAGCCGGTGTCGATGGCGAGACGACCGAGCCCGACGCGGGTACCGGCGGCATGCGGCCAGTTCTCGCCGAGCAGCGCGGTGAGTTCGCTCCAGGCGGTCGCTTCTCCCGGACCACCGTCGATGACGATGTGGTCGACCAGCCAGCTCTCCAGGCCGCGGCCCCACGCCCAGACCGACACCTCGATCCGATCCTTCTGCACATCGGCGCCGGCGGTGAGCAGCACCCCGCCCATCGGCACCGTGCCGCGCCGGAAGTCCTCGCGGCGGTCGTACAGGCGCTGCCAGTCCGGCGCCTCGCCGGCTTCGACCCAGGTCTCGCCGAGAATGGTGTTGACGAAGCTCCGCTTGGCCTCGTCGGAGGCTTGCGCCGCCTCCCACTCCCGGGCGATCCGCTCCCACGACAGCCATCCCACCGGCGAGTACAGGCTGGAGAGATGGAAGCCGACGGTGAGCGGATCGGCCGAGGTCGCCGTCGGCCGCCATTCGCCCCGTTCCAGCATCCGGGTCTTGTGATGCTCGGCGATCGGCGTCTCACAGGCCTCGCAGTGGTAGGCCGCCGTCTCCGGTTGTCCCTTGTCCCATTTGAGCCGCTCGAACCGCAGCCACTGGCGGTGTTCGCAGTGCGGACACGGCACGAAGAACCGGCGCTGGTCGGAGGCCTCGAATTCGCGTTCGATCACCGACATCCCCTTGATCGTTGGCGTCGAGGCCATAAACACCTTACGCCGCCACGAGAACGTGCGAGTCCGCGCCTCGGCGAGGGCCACCGGATCGCCCTCGTCGTCGACCGACGGCGGGTAGGCGTCGACCTCGTCGAGGAAAAGATAGCGGACCGGCATCGAGCGCAGTCCCACCGCCGAGTTGGCGCCGGTCAACACCAGGATGCCGCCGGGGAACTCCTTGGACAGCACCGTGTTGCCTGAATCACGCGAGCGCGCCGGCGCCACCTTGTCGCGCAAGGACGGACTCTCCTCGATCAACGGATCGATGCGCTGCTGCGAGAACCGTTTCGCCAGCTCGACGGTCGGCTGCACCGCCAGCATCGGTCCCGGAGCGTGTTGGATGACATAGCCGATCCAGTTGCAGCCGCTTTCCGAGGCGCCCAGCTGGCTCGCCTTCATGAACACCACCCGCTGGCAGGCAAGGCGCGGGCTCAGCGCGTCCATCAGCTTCTGCAGATACGGCGTCCGCGCCGTCCGCCATGGCCCCGCCTCGTTGGCGCCGCGCGGGCTCAGGATCCGGTGTTTGTCGGCCCAGGCCGAGACGGTGAGATCCGGATCCGGAGTGAGGCCGTCGCGCCAGGCGCGGAGCAGCGCGTCCGCACCGTCAAATCCGGGATCGATAGGCTCAGCGGAGATCGGGCCGAACCTCGGCGAGCTCCCCGAGGTGGGCTCTGACATGGGTCTCCAACACCGTCTGCATGCGATGGGCGTCGACACCGAGGTCGGCCGCGATGATCGCGGCAACGCGCGCCGGCCAGCCGGCCCAGGCGTCCCGCTCCTGGCGCGCCAGGCGGAACACCAGCGAAACCGCGCGGGCCCGGTCGATCAGCTCGCCCTTCAGTTTCTGCAGCCGCAATTTGCGTTCCTGCGCCTTCAGCACCTCGTTGGCGGTGCGCGCCTGCAGGTATGTCATCCCGCCGCCCGGCGCCGGAGGCAGCCCCTGTTCCCGCAGCGTCTCGTTGACGGCGCCGATGGCGGCCTCGGGCACCGGCCGCGTCCCCGACTTCGGACGGCTCCGCTGCTTCGCCGGATCGGTGGCCTCGGCGCGGCGAGCGTCCGAGGCGGCGGCGTCGATCGAGCCGTCGGCATGCAGCACCAGCCGGCCCGAGGTCCGCGCCTTCTGCACCGCGCCGCGCGAGATCCCGGCATGGCGGGCGTAATCGCGTTCGCTCATCCCCGCCCGGCCCGCGAAGTCCTTCCTCTCAACAGCCTTGGTCACGCGATCCAACCATAATCATTCATTAATGTAATCGCTGCTGAGAAAGCAATAATCGTCGTCGCTTATTCGATTGCTTGTCTTCGGCAACGGAGCGTTACTGGTGTCATCGAGACAACGGAGAGTGCGATGACCAAGACAAAAACGATGCTCCCTACCGACAACCCTCAGTGGGGATTTTGGGGCACCAGCAAAAGCAACGGCTACGACGCCGCCATGGCCTGGCAGGCCGCCGGCGACGCGCTCGCCACCGCCTTCGACCTGACGCCGGTCGAAATCCGCGACCTGCTCGATGCCCGCTTCGGCCGCCACCTCGCCGACGACTTGAGCTTCATTGACGGCGGCCCGGTGAGCGCCCAGGCGATCGAGACCCACATCATGGCGCGGCTCGCCGACCGCCGCTGGCGCCGCTGGGTCGAGCAGTCGATCGCCGAAGTCCGCAGTATCCAGGCCTGAGGAGACACGACCATGCCCCGCCGCCTCGAAGGCTTCCCCAGCATCGACGATGCGATCGCCGAGGCCCGCCGCACCGCATCGGCCGAGCAGACGACGATCTTCGTCCAGGGCAACCGGACCCGCGGCTACATCGTTCGCCGGGAGCCCGACGGCGAGTCCCGCCGCGCCGCCAAGGTGACCCCGACAGGGTTTGCCCTCTTCTGGGCGCCGTCGCTGCAACGCTACGTCAGCATTCCCGACGACTGACCGGCGTCCTGCTCCTCTCCAGCCCCGACTGCCCGATGGCGTCGGGGCTCGGGCTGGTAGAAGCGCCGCGATGGTCGCGGCGCTCCCAGACCTGGAGAGAGCACAATGACCCGACTATCCGATACCCAACTCGTCATCCTCAGCGCCGCCGCCAATCGTGACGACGGCTCGATCTTCCCGTTGCCCGACACCCTCAGGGGCGGGGCGGTCGACAAGGTCGTCCAGTCCCTGATTCGCAAGGGCTTCGTCGAGCGCATCGTGGACGATCGCCCCGCCGTCGACGATCTCCTGCGCGTCACCCGCGCCGGCCTCGAGGCGATCAATGTCGATCCCGCCGAGGTGACGTTCCCGCTCGACGGTGCCGAGGGTGAAGCCCCGCCGCCGGCGACCGACGGCGCCGAGAAGCCGAAGGCCGGAAAGCGTCGCGCAGCCAAGGCCGGGACGGTCGCCAGGGACAAACCCGAAGGACGTGCTGCGCCGCGCGCCAACACCAAGCAGGCACTGATGATCGAGATGCTGCGCCGTCCCGAGGGCGCCACCGTCGAGCAGATCGCCGAGGCCACCGGCTGGCAACACCATACGTGCCGCGGCGCCATCGCCGGAGCCCTCAAGAAGAAGCTCGGTCTCACCATCACCACCGAGCGGGTGCGCAGCGTCGGGCCCAACAAGGAAGGCGCGCGGGGCAGCTATACCGTGTATCGAGTCGCTGGCGACAGCCACGACGGGGCCGACAGGATCGAGCGGCGCCCGCCCGAGGAGGCAGGCCGATGAAGTGGCTCCACGTCAGCGAGACCGCCCACCGGGCCCTCGCCGATGCCGCCATCTATCCCTGGTACGAGACCGGCCGGCGCCAAGAGGACGGCAGCTGGCTGATCCCGGTCGACGACGAAGTCGCGGAACGTCTCGACGAGGTTCGTCTCGACGGCGAGAGCGATGACGACCTGATCATGCGAATGATCCGCGAGCATCGGGGCGACAAACCGAGCTGAACGCCCAACCCTCACTGACTCGGGCCAGAAGGCCCTCAGACCGAGAACGGTCGATGCTGCCGGGCTAACCGCCCGGCGGCTTCTCTCTGATCCGGCGTCACGGCGATCGCCGAGGTCAGCGGCGCCTCGACGGCCTGCTCGGCGACCAGACGCTCTACCGCGGACAAAACCCGATAGGCGAGATCGAGATCCGGCCGGCTCCCGAGACGCGCGACGGTGCCGACCCGGTCGCTTGCGACGGCGGTCGCGTTGGAGCCATGCCGAGCGATGAGTTCAAGAGCCGCCTGCTGGATCTGTTCGTCTTGCGTTTGCATGAACTTCCATACGAAGACAGGGCAAACGATGGATTACACGCGAACGACCATTGTATCACCGAAGTGTGCCCGATATCTCCCTTCCGTTCCGTCGCCACCATGTCGAAACCCGGATCGCCTCGAACAGGCGGCGCAGCATGTACGAACGGGTGATTGACGCGATCGTGAACAGGCCGCCGATGGTGGCGCTGTCGCCCATGCTCACCGGGAACCCGAACAGTGGCAGCACCAGCCAGTTGGTTGCCACCGCAACTCCGTAGCCGATGACAACGTTGGCGATGGCCTCGACGAATGACATTCGGTGCGATTGTCGGGCGCCGGCCGGCCGCAACGCCCGTTCGGCCGTTTGGTCTACCGCCTCGGGCTTTGTGAACCGCGGTCCCGCTGTTCCCGTAGGATGTTCCATCTCCCGCTGTGCTATACGGTGCTTGATGATGCAAATCCTGGGATCAATCGTGTTGGCGTTCTTGCTTTCGGCATGCTCGATGTTCGGTGTGCGCTCGGGAACCGAGCAGGCCTCGTACAGTGTGGTCGCCCAACTCGACGAAAACACGGAAGTCCGTCGCTACCCGCCGCAGCTGGTTGCCGAGACGTCCGTCACGGCGCCGGACGAGAGCAGCGCACGCAACAAGGCGTTTCGGGCTC